CTCGGAATGTCCGGCGGCTATACCCTCGATCTCATCGTCCCCGTCTTGACCCCCTCCATCACTACAGTCTATCAAGTTCGCATGGGTCTCGCGGGAACCATCGCCGGCCAACAAACCACAAACGTCACATCCAATGCGTACTTTACAGTCCTCGGAGTCACGGGAACCGGCGTCCCATTGTCCTACTCATATGTAGACTCTGTCGGCACATATCTCATACAAAGCGCAGAACTTCGAATGGGCGGACAGCTGATCCAGACTCTTACAGGAGAAATGATTGAAATTTATAACGATTTACGCGTGGCCCAAGAAAACCAACCCGGTCTTACTCTTCTCACAGGGAAACTCGACTCGTCCTACGTGTATAATGATCGAACATATTACATAAATCTCCCCTTTTTCTTTTATGGCCAGGCTGAACTCTCTTTGCCCATCTGCGCCTTGCCCCTCCAAGATTTAGAAATTTGGATAAATTTTAATAATTTTCAATCCCTACTCCTCAGTGCAAATCAGGCGCCTACGCCACTCTCCGTGATTACTTCAATGATTATAGACTATGCCTATCTCTCAGAACCAGAGATTCAGTGGTTCATGACACATCGTCAGGACTATATAATCACTCAGATACAGTACGACACTTTTTTTCTCAACGGAAGTCTTACGTTTCGAATGGACTTTCTTGGTTCCGTGCGAGAACTCTTTTTTGTTATTCAAGACTCTACGGATGCCGTGTACTCGTACGATGAAGATCCCGGGATAGGAATCACTATAAAGTTTAACGGCGAGGATTTCGTCGACTCGTCAACTCTTGATTATCACTTTTCAAGGTTTATAGCCCCCCTGCAATCCTACATAAGACAGCCCGATCGAAAGATACACATGATACCCCTGTGCAGGGAACCCCTCAATCCCCGACCATCAGGTTCCGTCAATATGAGCAGAATATATCAAAAAACCATTCAATTCACTTTGCCGACACTCACGTCGCTCGCAACAAAGACCCTTCGCCTCATGGCTGTATCATACAATATACTCCGCGTGGAGAATGGGCTTTCTGGAATTATGTATCAGTAATAGTAGATGGCCGGACGTCAACTTCTGTCTCAGCTTGGCCAGGCTGATATCATATTGTCCGGACAACCTGAGATTACATTTTTCAAGGAGGCGTATAGGGCCCAGGCCCCCTTTGCAAGTCGAGTCATCGATGTGAGTATCGAATCCATCCCCACATATGGTGAAGAAGTCTCCGTGGATATCCCTCTTATCGGAGATCTCATGACTGCAATGTACCTGAGATTTCAGATTCCCACATCCATCGGGGATTTTGTCCAGATTCTTCCGAGCGCCGGACTCCTCATGATTAATTTTGTAGAACTTTATTCCGGTTCTCAACTCATCGAGCGAGTATGGGGTGAGTACATGGGCCTCCTTAACGAGTGCCAGGTTCCAACCTCCAAGCAAGTCTCCCTGACAACCATACTCGGACCTTCCTCGACCACAATTCCTACGTACCCCCTCAAGTTTACAGTCCCCCTTCCCTTTCAGTGCCTACGGGCCGGCCTCCCCCTCGTCCCAGACATGCACTTCAGAGTCAGTCTCAACCCGAGCTCATATTTCACAACCCCGCCAGTCACTTCAATCCCAGCCATGCAGTTGAACTTTCTCACAGAGTTTGTCGTCTTGAGCGATTCTGAAAAAAATTTTATTAAAAAAAGAGGACCTATGATCTACCTTGCCGAGAGTGTCGAACGGGCCCAGTTTTCCGTGACGACCCAGAGCGCCAACGTACGGGCCGTGACTCAATTTCTCCACCCCGTCAAGGAACTCTTCTTTACTGTTCGAAATGTCTCCTCGACCCCTCCGGACTACTGGTTCAACTACACAGGCACACTCTCTGGATCCTGGGCAAGCACATATTCAAACATAAATCAATTAAATTCAATGGCCATGTACTTTGAGGGGGTCCAGAGAGTCAACCCACTCTGGGCCACCAGCACATATATCGGAACGACCCAGTTCATAGACTACCATACCCGCGTGCCTACCCACCCGTTCTATATGTACTCATTCTCACTCGATCCTGAAAACCCCAATCCCGCAGGATCAGTAAACTTTGGAAGAATAAAAAATCAATATTTTGATTTCTATTTACAGCCGGCTCCAGCCAACAGAATACTCACTATATGGGCCAGATATTACACATTCCTTGAAATTGATGGTTTCAAGACGATCAAGAACTTGTTCGATAACAACGGAGATGATGGGTATCTCGTGTACTTGAGTTAGAGACGCGCCCCCTTCTCTCCCCAATGGAGGCTGCCGCTATGGAAATCTTCCTTCCCGCCATGGAGTCCGCCATGGTCATCGCCAGTCACTATGCAAAGGCGACTGGCCGAAATTGCGTTACTGCCCAGGATGTTCGCATGGGTCTCATGTTCGCCGCCCGTCACGTCGTCGGCAAGCAAGTCGGATCTCTTTTTCCAGAGATTTATGAAGACGAGGGGGAAGAGGAGGAGGAGGAGGAGGAATCTGAGGATCCAGAAGAGGCGTGGACCAGATATGAGGGGGACGATCCACAGCTCGTGCTCGTGAACGAGTGTGCAGACACGTGGGAATCGTGGGTACCAGAGAGTCCTGCAGAGGAGGCACTGAAGGATGCAGTGGAGAAGGCGACAGGAGACAGCCGGCCTTGATCAAGGATCCCAAGGGCTGCGCCCTTGATCTCGTGCGCCCAAAGACTCTACAGAAAACGCTAGAAATAATTAGATGGGTCCTAAGGGTCTCGAGCCATACGACCCAGGTGGCGACTTTTGCGCCTTTGCCGCCGTCATCAGAGACCCCCGCCCTTTTGAAAAAACAAAATTTAGTATTTTTCAATTGAGTGACTCTGATGACGATGATGAACTATTTAAAAACTTTTCAATTATTCAACCAGACTCATCGGACTATGATTCTGAATGAAATTTTCTTTGTTTATAATATAAAATGATCCATCCAAGCGTCGCCATCCTGGGGACTCTCCTCAACATCATGGCCCTGAGCTGGATCCTAAACCTCGAGCGCACGGGGTGTCCCTGTGCGAATGACTGGCGCCGCAAGGTTCTCAAGTACTGGTACTTCTTGGCCCTCCTTTGGCCTCTCGTGGTGTATGCCTTCAGGCCGCCCATGGCTCTCACCGCGGCGCTGGGTCTCTTTGGCCTCGTCGCCTTCTTTGCCCTGGCCAGCTCCCTCTGGTCCATCCAGCGTCAGAAGTGTGGCTGCGCCCAGGACTGGCGTGAGAAGGTCCTGGTCGTCACAACCTCCCTCTCAGTCGTGGGTTTGGTAATTAATATTCTTGGACTAAAGTAAATGGCCAGCACCATTGTCTCCGCAGCAGTCGAGGTTGAGTCCTTCGCCCTTAACGCAATCGTCGGGTCTCTGGCCCTCACCGCCTCACTCAGCTGGCTCGACTTTGTCAGGGCCATCGTCGCCATGCTCGTCAAGGTTCCCAAGGACACTACTCAATTCTTCCTCATCACAGCACTCCTCACGACTCTCCTGTCAGTCGTCGTCTACATGATCATCAAGATGACTGCCCGGAATGTAGTCATCAATAAGCCCAATACTATATACGCAGTCACGAGGGCCTAATCCTTTTTATAAAAACTCTCGGGAACTTCTCGTACCTGGACTCCTTTTTTATTTTCATCCAAGTAATAAAGTTTCCCTAAATTTCTTGGAAGGTCTCCCCTCTTGGGGTTTCCTGGAAGGGGGGCGAGGGTCGGCCCTCCGTCACCCGTATATTCGCCTATGTGTGTTAGGCAGAAATTGGTTGGAAGGACGGGAAGTTCCTTGCACCATGGGATACTGCACATTTTATACTGAGCATGTAGTTTTTTTAAGACTTCCGAATTTCACTGAATATCAACAGCAACATTTTTCAGAGTTTCAGGTGTCATGGCGACCCTCATTTTCATGCGTGTCCTCGCCGCCTTGGAACCCCGCGACAAGTGACCAAGTATGGCATCTCGTGCGATCCTTATCATGGCCGACCTCCTCAGAAATGTCCACTCACCCTTTGTAATTGTAGGACCGAGAGTCCAATGAATTCCTGAATAAATAGCGGCACTAAACAGTCCATAGGGCGCCCACGTCCTTGAAAGATGGGGGCAGATCTTGGGCAGAAACACGTGGCGTATCCATATATCCACAAATGTATGGATAGGCGAACGACATAATTTTCCCTCGAGAATGTACCATACTATATTTCGATCGACATTTGGTATACATGCAAAGGGTTCTATATCCATGAGCATACCGAACGTGTTTGATAGTACATTCACATACCTCACATGGTCACTCAGCACAATACCAGAAACATCCAGTTCATCGAGTCCTTTGACCGGTTCGAGTTCTTCGAGACTCCGAGTCATAACATATGGAGTACCCTCTTCACGGACACACGGGTTCACCCGAGCCGCGTGCTCGTTGTACCTTTCGTTGACTTTTGATTGGAACTTGTGTTCGAACACTTTCCCACACTTTTGGCACGTCATCGATACCATTACAGTCGTCCAAGAAAATAATTTTTCCGGAAAGTTCCGCGCCTGGAGGATAGTCCTGGAGTCTCGGAAGTCCCAGGGTCGGTCCGAGCGCCTCGCGTTTTTGTTCGGGCGTGAGGGTATCGAGCCATTCACGTGCATGGTCCGGGCACCGGTTTCCAAAGAAAGCTTCCGGCCGTTCTGAACAACATTTCACTATGCATTTCACCATGACTTACTGATATATACAGGGAGTTTTTTAAGACTTCCGAATTCCGAAGACACCCCTGAGTCTCTTTAAAAAAATATAACCATGAAAAAACAATAAATATAGATAGTTTACTCTTTCAAGGGAATCTTATGACTCTCTGTAAACTATAACTTTTCGTACTTTAATGTTTTTCATGACTCATATTTTTGAAGACAGACTCACATGGGTCTCGGAAATTCGGAAGGGCATGGGACTTCCCATTTCTCAAGACACCCCTAACCCTGTGGTGAATCTTATGACTCTCTGTAAACTATAAACTATCTATAGTTATTGTTTTTTCATGGCTATATTTTTTTAAAGAGACTCGGGGGTGTCTTGAGAAATGAGACACTCTGGGACTTCCGAATTCCGAAGACCCATGCGACCTTGAAGGGATCCCATTAGCTCCCTATAAACTATAAACTATCTATATTTATTGTTTTTTCATGGCTATATTTTTGAAAACAGACTCACATGGGTCTCGGAAATTCGGAACTCACACATCTACCAGGGGATTTGGACGCACGAACCTCTTGAAGATCACGTATCCCAAGAGTCCCAAGAGGGCCATGAGGACAACGGTCCACTTGCCAAAGCGGGTCTTTTTCTTCGCCTCGCGGTTCGCCTCGTCGGCCGCGCCCATGGCTTGTGCGTCTGCGACCATGCGTTTGATCTCGAGTTCCGCGACACGGTGCTCGAGTTCATTCTCTTCTTCCGTGGGTTCCATAACCTTTGCGCGAATGTGAAGTCTGAGCATGAAGGAATTATTTTCAAGACCGTTAAAGGCGAGGGGTTGGCCGTTGATGTCGAGCCAGCGGACTGTGAGGCGCTGGAGGGAGTTGATCGGTTCGGGGTAAAAGACGGAAATTTTATAATCTTTATTTTCCTCAAAGTTCTTCATACATCCGGAGCTGACATCAAGTTGGATCGGCGCAAAGGAGCGACTTGGTCCAGAGCCGTCTGTGAGTTGAGTCACGTAGGACTGACGTTTGTCGTATTTGAGGCCTCCCGTGAAGACGTGGCGAGGGGTGCGGAGTTCATCAATGTCGAGAAAGATGAGTTCACCAATGGAGGTGTTGACGATGTTCTGAGAGACGAGGAGGGACTGACCGGAGTAGGTGGGCCAGGTGGGGCCGGCGATGGAGGAGGAGAGGGTGGTGGCGAGGGGGAGGCCGAGGATGTTTGAGAGTTCTGAGGAGTTGATGGTGAGGGTGAAGGGGGAGCCAGAGGTGAAGAGGAACTTGCCCTCAAAGGTGAGGTAGGTGCAGGTGACGAGGCCGGTGTTGGTGAGGGCGGTGGCCATGTCGTAGACGCCGTAGAAGCCGGGATTAAGGGACAACGTAGTTGTCCCGACGGTCAGAACCCCAGAACCAGAAGTGAGATTATAGACGGTGTTGGGGACGCGGGCGCTGACGAGATCGACGCGTTCTATATTCTTCATGGGACTTGACAAAAAAAGAGTGTACGAGTTCCCTGAAGGATAGAGACTGATGTCTCTGCTTTGCGAACTGGCAAAGAGGAGGACCTCTTTGGCAGCCATGTCTACTAAGAGACGTAGAACTTATTTAGCAGCGTCCCGCTGCTCGAGAGCGGCGAGCCTGGCCTCGAGCGAATCAATTGTGGTTTGTTGAGTTTTTATAATCGAATGAAGTTTCTTGACGCCATCTACTGCAAAGCAGGATATTTGATCGTAATCAAGAATTCTAAAGTCTTCTATGTATTTACCGTATACAAACACAACCTTCTCATCTATTGTAGAGTCTACTGTAAAAGTTGAGTCAGTAGCTGCAATTATGGTGGCATCTATTTTGTCATTTCCGTTTTTTATAAGTCTAACGCGCTCACCTATCGAAAGTCCGTGATTCGTCAGTGTTATTGTATTTCCTGAAACTGATTCGGCAATTTTAAATACTGAAGGCACGAAATCTTTCATAAAAGAAACGCATTCCGGTAAGACTTTTTCAACTTCTTGTGCTATGAACCCATAACGCTGAAAAGGTTTTTCAATATTATCTATATATGAGTACTTTTTGAGCTGGATGCCATCTATGAAAGAAAGAGAATCTATATTAGAAGTCTCGATTTTCTTAATTCTTTCATCTGAAACAGTGCCTATACTGTTTCCACTAGCGATACACTGATTACAGAATATTCCAACACTATAAAAATTTATACCCGCACCTGATGCGTAAGTAAAAGTGCCTGCAGTGCCAGGTGTTGGTGTATATGTAATACCCGTACCAGTTGCGGTGGCCCCGCTGACTGTATATACATGCAAAGGGAATGTAGGATTCGTCGTCCCGATGCCGACATTTCCGCCAAATGGCTGTAAAATAAGACCAGAGTTAATGAGATTAGGCACGACCGTCTGTAAAAAACCAACACCCCACGTTCCTTGAGAATGGTCATATCCCATCTTGAGATAACCAATCCCTCCACCCGATGGAGCTACCGAATCGCTCAAAGAAAGTTGGCCGTATCCACTATTCGATGGCCCGTTTGTTGAAACCACGCCAAGAGTTGTTCCGTTTATATGAGTTGTAGAAACAGGACTCGCCGTCCCGATGCCGACATTGCCAGTTGATGCTTTTTGAACAAAATTTGCAGAAGTGATCAAGTCCCAATATGTCGCGTAGCTTGTAGGAGATGTGCGAGGATCGGTCGTTCCTTCAATATTAATAAACGTAAAGGTGTTCCAGAATGATTTAATATCAATATTAAATCCGTTATAACTTGAATTACCATATTGAATATATAGGTCAATATTAGTACTCGATGTGTTACTGACCATGAAAACATTCATATCGGCGCCAATAGTTCCTCCAGTTATTTGTGAGTATTTGAAACCCCCAATAACTCCTCTGTTTGTAATGTCCGCCTTTAGATAGGCTCCACCACCAGGGGAGTTGGTGCCGCCCCCGATCACACCCTCGATATGAAGTCCTCCGATATTTCCATAACTACCATCGGCTAGTAAATACCCAATATAACGGAACAGTTTTGAAGTTGTACCGGACGTTGCTGTACCGGCCACTGAGTATATGGACGAGTTAACAGCCCCACCAGGGCCAGTATAAGTAACATTGATTGGGAGACCCCCTGCGTTCTGTATTTGCATGGCGCCTAGACCAGTCTGCGTTTGGGTCCCACCACCGTACACATGTAAGAGACTCGTCGGACTCGTCGTCCCTATTCCAACTTGGCCGTTCGCATTCATAACGAAAGACTGACCGGCTGCGTTGGAAAAGGAGACGACTGGGCCTGAGCCGAGTTGCTGGACGGTCAGGGCGTTGCCTGTGGCGGCGTTGCCAAAGGCGGAGATGTTCGAGGCGCTGAGAACAAGAGGGGTGGATGGAGCGCCCTGATTGTATGTACTCATCTAGGATGAGGAAAGATTAGTTTCCGAAGGGACGAGCGGAGAGTTTTCTAGAGTTCGGCGGAGGTGTTCCAAATAATTTGCCCCCATGTTGCTGCGTTTGTATTAAGCTGAATATTAAAAGAATCCGTGCTCGTGGTATAAAAGGAAGAGGTTCCAGACTGCCCTCCACCAGAAGAATTGTAATAAGAAGAACTGGACAGCACGGGGGTTGTGGCTGTTCTTTTTGTAATCTTGTAAAAAAAACTGCTCGAAGTTGTTTGTGCTGCCCCGCTGACGGAGAATACTATGGAAGATGTACCTATTTCATAGTACCTCTGACAAAGAGCCAACTCGGTCGCGTACGGGCGGTACTCAAAGGGGGTGGCGACCGTGCCCTTTTCGAGCTGGACGCCTGTGATGAGGATAGTGGCTGGGTTTACCGCGCTAGGCTGCCAGAACTGGACGACGAGGCCGTTGGTCGCAACGCTCGTACTCGCAATAGTAAATGTATAGTTAAAATATTGCCAACTACTTGTGAGTAGGAACGACTTATTCCCAGGAGTACACGCATCAGTCATGCTGCTGTATCCCGTATTTACTCCAGTTGGAAGAAGGGGCTCAACGTTGAGGAATCCAGGAGTGCCCACGGTCTGAATAGCCCAGAAACTCACGGTGATAGGGGTTCCCTGATAAAGGTCATACGTGTTGAGTTGCTCGATTCTCTGTTCCAAAAGAGCGGGGCTTCCTCCTACGGCTTGCGCAATCGAGACTGCATACTGGAATCCAGCCCTGAAAGGAACGTTTGTAGACTGTATAACTGTGGAGGTTCCGGCGTTCGATGGGGTGCACCATCTGTCCACAGTATATACACTTGTGGAAATAGATGTAAAAGTCGTCCCTCTCTGCCAAACGTTAAAGTTTCCGTTCACGAAGCGGTTTCGAAACATAAACCCCGTTCCGGACGACACAGTCCCCGCGACAACGGCCGATCCAGCAACTTCGAGAGCTTGAACGGGCGCAGTGACGCCGACGCCGAGGCGGCCATCAGCCGAGACGTTGACGCCCTCGATGGAGGCGTTGTATGTTATATCTCCCAAATCACAGAGACCATTGGGGCACTGGTTTATCACAATCCTGAAGTATGTGAAGGCCTGGGCAGAAGTCACTGTATATGTCACGGCCTGACCTGCACTCGTCCACGACTGCCCGGAACGCTGGTCGACGAGGTACCAGTTTGTGCCATCGCGTGAACAAAGTAAAAACCATTTACTGGGCATCTTTGTATAATTACCGTCACTCGTAAGGGTATATGAAGAAACAACGACTGATGATGGCA